ATCCTCATCCTCATCGTCATCAGATTCTTTCTCTAGATCCTCAACGGTCTTGTTGCCACCGACCATGCCGTTCTCAATCATGTCGCTCATGATGTCAGACTGAATCTTCGCCTGAGTGTAGTCAGCCACTATGTCCTTGTTGGGCTTCATGATGCACATGACAGCCTTCTTTGGAATGATGTAGTACACATCGTCGCTGAACTCCATCCAATCCCTCAGCATGACTGTGACTTCCTGCGGCATGTTTGGCTTTTGATTCGGGAGAGCAACAGCCACCAGTACCATCGGCTTCTCAAAGATGTAGGAATCGTTCCCTCCATTGGCGATCCCCGCAACGATCACTTCCCCCGACATCATTCTGATCAGTTTGATCGGGTAATACTGAGTCATTTGGATCCCTCCTTTGGTCTCTGTATCTTCATCTCAATTGGAAGTTTGACCAACTTGTATCGGAACTGTTCCGACTCGTAGATCTTCACGCGCTTCAGGAAGTGCTGTAGCGTGTAGTTCAAGTTGTCTCCGTGGTGAAGATCGTCGGCAATGTCATACAACTTTGCGATGTGCTTTCCTTCACACTTGCGGAGTTGGCGACCGATGCTTTGAAGAATACGAATACGGCTCTTGGATGGGCTAGCGAAGATCACATTCTTCAGGCTTCGAATGTTAATTCCAGTTGAGAAGGTTCCATATGAGGCAACGATGATTGCATTCTCTTCCTTCTCAACGATGGATCTAATTCCCTCTCGCTGCTCAAGTTCGGTCTCTCCTGCAACAAAGAAGACCTTTCTGCCTTCAATGACAGTCGTTGCCGTCTTCTTGATCAACTCATACAAAGGCTTTCCATGCTTCTCGACATAGTTGAACAGGACAAGTGTATTGCCACGGGTAGCAGAAGCCAAGAAAGCGATGAACTCGTTTCTCTTCTCACAGTTGACCAACCACTCAATCTCGCTGTGATAGTCCAATCCACAGACACCCTTTCGGATCTCAGGTGGGTATCGGAGCATCAGGCATTCAATTCGTAGATTGGTCAGGAGGTTTCTCTCCATCAGTTCCTTGGTCGTGATGACGCGGTGAACTGGGCCGAAAAGACCTTCGATAGCCAACTTGTGAATCTTGCTGCCGTCCAAGGTTCCCGTGAGTGCGATTCGATATGGGCAGTCGATCAACTTGTTCATGATCGTGTTCAGACTCTGCGCCTTGAACAGGTGTGCCTCATCCCCGATGACCACCTCAAAGTTATCGAACCATGCGCGAGGCAACTTGTAGATGCTCTGCCATGTGGAGATGACGATCTGCTTATCGGTCAACTTTGCCTCGCCGCCAACGATACGGTGGCAGTTCTTGTCGGCATTCCAATTCGTGGTTCCCGAGTAATCCTTGAAGTCGGAATACAACTGGGCGACCAACGAAATGGTAGGAACGATGATCAGTATCTTCTTATTTGGTGCGATGGCGTTTTGGTAATAGCGCACCATGGAATAGATGGCAAGACTCTTTCCGCTAGCCGTAGGAGAAAGCAAGACACACCGCGATTGGTTAAGAGCATGACAGACCGCATCGACTTGGTGGTCGTGGGGTTCCAGCGGCTTTCCATCGGCGGTGGGATTCAGAGCCTTGATGAACTCCCGAACCTTGTCGCAATCGAACTTTATTTCGGGTTGGGCTACTGAAGAATCGACCCGCAACTCATAACCGCGATCCTTGGCAAAGGTCGCAAGATAGTCCATGAGTCCCGAGGGAAGGAGACCCGAGTATGCGTTGAATAGCCGTATCTTGCCGTCCCATACACGCCGCTTGTACGCGGGTGTGTACTTTGCCCCTGGGACTTCGAATGTGAAGTAGTCTTGAAGTTCGTATGCAACGCCGTTCTCCGCAATGATACGAAGATAGGCGGTATTCATGCTACGAACTTCAATCACGCTCATTCAAGGTATTTAGGTCACCCCGCTCATGAACTTTCGCCACTCAATCGCGTTGCGGATCACCCATTGGCGGTTGTTGATGCCCTTGATGATGCTGTCCAAGTACTCAACCTTTGCCTTCTGTAGGTCGATCTTGGAGCGAACGCGAACCAAGTCTTCATCGGCATCCATGTAGGTGTCCATGTCCTGTCGCAGAATGCGATGACCAAACGGCTCCCATCCAAGTTGATCCAGTTCCTGCTGCGACAACTTGCCGTTGTAGTACTCCCACTTCTTCTTTCGAAGTAGGTTGTAGTCGGCATCCAACTTTCGAAGCACCAAGCACTCATCGTGGTAGATGTTGAGGTACTTGCCGTGCAGTTGCGGGATACGGATCGATTCGTCACCGAGTTCGGTTCCGTCGATCTTCAGGTCAGTTTCGACCATTTCCTTGATTCGTTCGATGTTCATTGCGGGAATTCTAGCACAGGATTGAATGGAAGCAATAGATACTTGTGTGAAAGTCTTAGGTATTGACTACTCCATGACCTCACCCGCAATCACTCTGATTGACGGAGAGACAGCCACTTGTTGGTTTCTCACATCGGTCAAGCGCAATCAGGTCATGCATACTTTTGGAATGCTGACATGTGTCGGGGATGTCTACCCCGACTACCTCTGTCCCGAGCAAAGATACGATCTCATTTCTGAATGGGCTGTCTCCAAGTGCAGAGTCGATGCTGACGCTCTCGTCATAGAGGACTATGCAATGGGGGCTAAGGGAAAGGTCTTTCATATCGGAGAGAACTGCGGGATGCTCAAGCACAAGTTATGGAAGAGCGGGATTCGATTTGAAACCGTTGCACCGACAGCCTTGAAGAAGTTCGCGGCAGGAAAGGGCAACGCAGACAAGTGCATCATGCATGCGGCTTTCAGGGATCAGACGGGAATCGATCTCATGAAGTCCATGGATAAGGAGAGCAAGGACTGTGGAAGTCCTGTCTCAGACATAGTTGACTCGTACTTCCTTGCGCGGTATGCTCTCAGGAAGCAACCACAACATTAGCAATGTCGGGGAACGCCTCTTGAACCATCGGCTTGGACAATCCGTATCCGTACCCAAAGGTGCCGCCCAACAGTTCCTTGATCAGTTTTGCCTCATCGGGGTGAACAGACTCAAGGATCTGAATGAGCAGGATGTCCTTCCGCTCCTTGGGGAGGTTATAGGACTCTTTGAAGATGTACATCCGCTTGGCTTCCTGAAACAGGCTCGACATGGTCAAGCCTTCGGGTGCCTGATCGGGCGTGTACGGAGGGAGATCGGATCGGTACCACTTTGCGTTATCAAAGAACGCATAGTGAAGCAACTGCTTCAGCGTGTGGGTTCCGTTCTCACGAAGAAGACGGATCGTGTCTTCACGGCTCTTAGAGTTTTGCGAGATTTTCTTCAGTACTTCGGGAATGGTCAGGGTGGTTGGCATGATGTTGTACCTCACCCTTATTTAGCACTCAGGACTTGACACGGCAGGGATCGTGGTCTATACTTGTCACAATCGTAACCCAAACATAAGGATTACAAACACATGGAAAGCAACGATACAAAGCAGCAGAAGACACCTCAGCAGAAGGTTTGGCTCCGAGACGAGCAGAAGACCGCCGTTGTTCGGCGGGTCGAACTCCACCCCAACTGGGGCAAGCAGTACCTCGTCACCACCCATAGCAATGAGTGGGGCCCCGAGACCTACTGGGTCAAGGAAGAGAATGTCGAGCCGATGGGGGCGCATCGTAATGGCTAAGTCTGTCCGCAAGCGTACCGTCAAGACGGTCAAGACAAAACCCACAATGGAGCAACCTGAAGTGGCACCCGATGCAATTCCAATCGCACTTCCCGTCAAGGAAGAGAAGAAGATCCCGACCATCTATGTCATGGTCTGTCAGGCGGGTCAGTATGAATCTGACTCTTGGCTTGGACTTGGATGGGCAATCTTCAAGCACCGTCTGTGGCATCTTTGGAACGATGGCTCTTTTATGGACTGATACTTGAACATCTTCGTACTACAACCTAGTCCTGCTGCGGCTGCGCGTGACATGTGCGACAAGCATGTTGTCAAGATGATCGTGGAGTCGGCACAGATGCTGTCAACGGCACATCGTGTCCTTGACGGATCGCCAACCATTCGGGTATCTCCGAAGGGGCGAAACATCAAGCATTGGAAGCACCCCAACTCCGAAATGGATCGGATGCTGTGCCTTCCCACGATGGTCAATCACCCATGCACCAAGTGGGTTATGCAGTCATCCGATAACTATGGGTGGCTGTACGACCACGGGATCGAATTGCTGCGCCAGTACACGCTGCGGTACGACAAGGTACATTCGATGCAGACGCTTTACACAAACTATCTGATTGACCATCCGATGAACATTTCGGTGGACAAGCAGACACCGTTTGCACAGGCAATGCCCGAGCAGTACCGTTGTTCAGATGCAGTAACCGCATATCGCAACTACTACATCGGAGAAAAGAAGCGGTTTGCTAAGTGGGCAAAGACTCCAACACCTTCGTGGTTTTGATCTGCGAATCGCATAAATACAAGACTCGCTATGCCAAACTACGATTACCTATGCCGTGCATGTGACCATCGATTCGAAGAGTTTCATCTCATAAAGGATCGATCTAAGCCATGCAAGAAGCCTTGCCCAAACTGCGGCAAGAAGAAGGTGGAACAGTACATCGCGTCTGCTCCACCGATCATCGACCCAGTTCGATTGGGAATTCGTAGACCCGACAGCGGATTCAAGGAAGTCATTTCCAAGATCAAATCCGCACACCCTAGACACGGAATGAGAGACTATTGAACATGAACACCAATGAAGTGAAACTCGTTTCCGTGGAAGCGGAAGGCATGGGACGCTACTATCAATCGCCAACCAACGGCAAGTGGTATCCATCGGTTACTACCGTTGTAAACCATGAGGATGCCGAGAAGTGGAAGAAGTGGCGTGAGGATCCCGAGAACGCGAAGAAGTCTCAGATGGCTATCAATCGCGGAAACAAGTTGCACTCCTTGGTGGAAGAGTACTTGATCAACAAGGTCGCCCCTACGGAGATCGGTGATCGTTGGCATTTTGATCCGATTCTCCCGCTGTTGGAGAACATCGGAAAGATCGATGCCATCGAAACGGGATTGTGGTCTGATACGCTCATGCTTGCAGGACGAACGGACTGCATCGGTGAGTACTGCGGCGAACCCGCAATCATCGACTTCAAGACCGCATCCAAGGAGAAGAAGCGTTCGTGGATCACGAACTACTTCCATCAGGCTGCTGCGTATTCCTACATGTGGGAAGAGCGCACAGGCAAGCGAGTCGAACGGCTTGTTGTACTGATCGTCAACGACGAAGGCACCGCTCAGGAGTTCGTGGAACACCGCAACGACTTCAGGGAGGGGTTGGCGAATGTCATCCGCTCCTATTGGGTAAAGAACAACTTCAAGCGGGTACAGGAGATTGCCAATGGGATGGCTCAAAAGACTGCTTGAATACTTCGGGTGGACACTTGCCCGATCAAATGAGATCGTCGTACCTCCAAAAGAGGAGCGATATCATTGCATTCGTTTCATGACAGACCGAGGGGAACAGATCGGAATCCTTCTGACGAGCGAAGAGTTCGAAACGGGCATTCGTCGTTGGGTGGACACGATTGAAGAGATGCCAATCGATACGGCAAGCCC